GGGAAGGACGTGAACGCGATGCTCTCGACCATGAGCAAAGCGATTTCGACTGCTGTGGATCATACTAGGAGGATTGAAGATGACTTCTCCAAATCCAACGGAGGCATGTCCAACGGGACGTTCGACTTGGACAGCGCCCGTGCTGAGATCAGGGTCCGCCTGGCTTGCCTCCGCGCCGCGGGAAACACAGGAGACGTTCCTGGCGCAACTGACTGACCACGCACTTGCGGCTTTGCCTTGGCTCTTTGAGTTTTGGGCATTGCCGCACCAGATGCCGCCGAGTGGGGACTGGCGCAGCTGGGTGATTATGGGCGGCCGTGGCGCGGGCAAAACGCGCGCCGGATCCGAATGGGTTCGGCTAATGGTAGAAGGGTCCCGGCCGCTGGAAAGCGGCCGGGCCAAACGTGTCGCGTTGGTTGGGGAAACCTATGACCAGACGCGGGATGTGATGGTTTTCGGGGACAGCGGCATTCTTGCGTGCTGTCCGCCGGACCGCAAACCAGAGTGGCAAGCCTCTAAGCGCAAGCTGGTGTGGCCGAATGGTGCCGAGGCGCAGTGTTTTTCGGCCAGTGAGCCAGAGGCGTTGCGGGGGCCACAGTTTGATGCGGCCTGGGTCGATGAATTGGCAAAGTGGAAGAAGGCGCAGGACACTTGGGACATGCTGCAATTTTGTCTGCGTTTGGGTAACGACCCGAAGTGTGTGGTGACTACGACACCGCGCAACGTTGACGTTTTGAAGGATTTGTTGGCGCGAGAGAGCACGGTTCAGACCCATGCTCCGACCCATGCCAACCGGGCGTATCTGGCGGATAGTTTCTTGGCTGAGGTCGAGAGCCGCTATGAGGGGTCCCGGCTGGGGCGCCAAGAATTGAATGGTGAGTTGCTGGAGGACGTGCAGGGCGCGTTCTGGACGTCTCATATGTTGGGGGCGTGTCGGGTGAAAGAAATGCCCGAGGTGGACCGCGTGATTGTTGCGGTCGATCCGCCGGTTACGGGGCACGCGGGATCGGATGAATGTGGGATCGTCGTGATTGGCGTGACCCATCAAGGGCCGCGCGCGGCTTGGCGGGCCTATGTCATCGAGGATGCGTCTGTTGCGGCCTCTAGTCCATTGGAATGGGCGCAGGCAGCGGTGGCGGCGATGAAGCGCCACAACGGTGATTGTTTGGTCGCGGAAGTGAACCAGGGGGGCGACATGGTTAAACAGATCGTGCGCCAGGTGGATCCGATGATCCGCTACCAGGCGGTGCGCGCCACCAAGGGCAAGAGCGCCCGAGCGGAGCCGATTGCCGCGTTGTATGAGCAGGGACGCGTGCATCACTGCGGGCAGTTTTCTGAGTTAGAGGACCAGATGGTCCAGATGACGTTGCAGGGTTACGCCGGCAAGGGCAGCCCGGACCGCGTTGACGCGCTGGTTTGGGCCTTGTTCGAGGGGATGATCGCACCGACCACGCCGGGCGGAGCGGCCGCGATCCGGACTTTGTAGGTCGGCGTTATCGAACCTTCTTTTTGGGGCCCTTTGGGGCCCTTTTTTATTCGGCCAAGGACGGAGACAGCTATGTTCGACTTTTTAAAGCGGGAGGGCGGGGCTGAGGCACGCGTGAACGCACCTGAACAAAAGGCCTCCGCGACGGGCAAGGTTGCGGCGTTGGCGGGGGGCGGTGTTCGGACGGCATGGAGTGCACGCGATACCGGTAGTTTGACGCGGGTTGGGTTTACCACGAACCCAGTAGGATTTCGCGCAGTGAAGTTGATTGCTGAGGCTGCGGCAGCCGTGCCGTTGGTTCTAGAGGATGGGGCGACCCGGTTTTCGGAACATCCGGTGCTGGGGCTTGTGCGGCGGCCCAACGGTGTGCAGGGGCAGGCCGAGTTGTTGGAAGCCTTGTATGGCCAGTTCTTGCTGAGCGGGAATGGTTATGTCGAAGCGGTTGGCGATTTTGGAGTTCCGCTTGAGTTGCATGTTTTGCGGTCGGACCGGATGTCGGTTGTACCGGGGAGCGACGGCTGGCCCGTTGCCTATGACTATAAGGTCGGTGCGAAGGCGCATCGGTTCACTGTGGGTGAGGTTTCGCCGGTGTGTCACATCAAAGCGTTTCATCCCCAAGACGACCACTACGGGCTATCGCCGATGACGGCGGCTGCAAGTGCGGTGGATGTGCATAACGCGGCATCGAAATGGTCAAAGGGACTGTTGGACAATGCAGCGCGGCCTTCAGGGGCGATTGTTTACAATGGTTCTGAGGCGGGTATGTCGATGTCGGCAGATCAATTCGATCGTCTTTCGGCCGAGATGGAAGCGCACCATCAAGGCGCGCGCAATGCGGGCCGGCCTATGCTGTTGGAAGGCGGGTTAGATTGGAAACCGATGGGTTTTTCCCCTTCCGACATGGAGTTTCAACAAACCAAAGAGGCCGCCGCGCGAGAGATCGCGATGGCCTTTGGTGTGCCGCCCATGATGCTGGGCATCCCCGGTGATGCGACTTACGCCAACTACCAAGAGGCGAACCGCGCCTTTTATCGGCTGACCGTGTTGCCGTTAGTGAGCAAAGTGACAGCGGCACTTGGGTATTGGTTAGGCCTGCATGCGGATGAACGGCTGTTCTTGAAGCCGGATCTGGATCAGGTCCCGGCCTTGTCCGTTGAGCGCGAGGCCCAGTGGCGCCGTGTAGCGGATGCGGATTTTCTGTCGCCCTCAGAAAAGCGCGCGATGCTGGGGTTGCCCCCCTTGGTGGATGGTCATGAGTGATCGCAAACCCGGAGTAGGTGGATCACGTTTTTTATATGACCCTTTTGACGTTGCTAACGCCCGCATCGATGCCAACGAGCGTGTGATGGAACAGCGATGGGAGGGGTTGGAATTTCGGCTCAAGGGTATCGAAGCCGCGATAGAGCGGATGGAAAAGCGCCTTTGGTTGGCCGTTTTTGGTGTTGTGAGCGTGATCCTCGCCAAAGGCATTTCTGAACTAATTCAGATTGGAGTGTAAGGCATGACGCCAGACTATGGATTGGAAACAAAGTTCGCCCGACTTGGGGAGGCCGTTGAAGTCACGGATGGCACCCGGATTGAGGGCTACGCCTCATACTTCGGCGCATGTGATCAGGGCGGGGACATTGTGCAAAGTGGGGCGTATGGCGCGTCGCTACAGGCGCTATCTGCTGAGGGTCGTTCCGTGAAGATGTTGTGGCAGCATGATCCCGCACAGCCCATTGGCATTTGGGATGAGGTTCATGAGGACGAAAAGGGTCTTTATGTAAAGGGCCGCCTGCTTTTGGACGTCGCTAAGGGCCGAGAGGCTGCGGCGCTGATTGAAGCAGGTGCAATTGACGGTTTGTCGATTGGGTATCGTACGCAAAAGGCCTCAAAGAATGACAAAGGTCAGCGGCTTTTGAACGAACTGGAGCTTTGGGAGGTGTCATTGGTGACCTTTCCGATGCTTCCTACGGCACGGGTGAGCGCGAAGTCGGATGAGGCTGAAGCGTATCTTTTCCGTGATATGGCGCGGGCGTTGGAAATGGCGCGTGTGCAGCTGACGACCGGGTAGCCGCATCAGGCGAAACTGTCAGCAAGACCTCTATCAACTCTATCGAAGGACAAGACCATGACCACGCAATCGATGCGTGGGTCAGGCAGCGCAAGTGCGTCTGCCGGGACCCAAGCTGCCCGGGAAGTCACCGAAGCCCTTTCGGGCTTTGTTACTGACTTCAAAGGCTTTCAAGATCAGATCACCACACGGATGCAACAACAGGAAGAACGCATTGCCATGCTGAGCACCAAAACCATGACCCATCGCCGTCCCGCACTTGAAGGCGCCCAAGCGACTGACGCGCCGCACCAAAAGGCACTGGATGCCTATCTGCGGTGTGGTGACGATGAGGGGCTTCGCAACCTGACGCTTGAGGGTAAAGCGATGAACACGGCTGTTGCCGCTGAGGGCGGTTTTCTGGTCGATCCGCAGACAGCTGAGACCATTCAGTCGGTTCTGTTGTCATCAGCGTCTATTCGGACGATCGCCAACGTCGTGAATGTTGAGGCGACGTCCTTCGACGTGCTGGTCGATCACACAGAGGTGGGTGCAGGCTGGGCGACCGAGACCGCAGCAGTCAGTGAGGGCGCCACGCCTACGTTAGAGCGGATATCCATTCCGCTGCATGAATTATCGGCCTTGCCAAAAGCATCCCAGCGGTTGCTGGACGATAGTGCGTTTGACATCGAAGGATGGCTGGCGGGCCGTATCGCGGACAAGTTCGCCCGCGCAGAGGCATCTGCTTTTATCAACGGGGATGGTGTGGACAAGCCAACCGGGTTTTTGACGCATCCGACCGTGGACAACGAAATCTGGGAGTGGAGCAACATTGGCTATGTGCCCACGGGCCAAGATGGTGATTTCGCGGGGACAAATGCGGTCGATGCTATTGTGGACCTCGTCTATGCGCTGGGCGCGCGGTACCGGGCAAACGCGACGTTTGTCATGAACTCTAAAACCGCAGGTGCCGTGCGCAAGATGAAGGATGCAGATGGCCGTTTCCTGTGGTCAGATGGTTTGGCCGCTGGTGAGCCCGCGCGTTTGATGGGCTATCCAGTGCTGATCGCAGAAGACATGCCCGACATTGCGTCGGACGCGAATGCGATTGCATTTGGTGACTTCACATCCGGCTACACAATTGCAGAGCGGCCCGATTTGCGTGTGTTGCGCGATCCGTTCTCGGCCAAGCCGCATGTGCTGTTCTATGCCACGAAACGCGTCGGCGGTGATGTATCGGATTTTGCCGCCATTAAGCTTCTGAAATTCGCGGCTTCCTAAGCCCGAAACCTATCCTCCGTGGTTTTTTCTTTCCACGGAGGTGGGCGCGCGACCAAATCATCCTCGGCGCTATCCAGCCGATTTGATCCGTCCGAGCGGCGTCGAGGCCGCGCGCCCCCTTTTTTCTAATCACAAAGCTGAATGCAAGGAGCGACATCGATATGATGATGGTGGAGTTAAATACCGTACCAAGCGAGGCCCTTCCGATTGCGGATTTCGCAGCGCACCTGCGTCTTGCTGAGGGGTTTGATACGTTGCCGGGTCAAATGCGCCTTTTGGAGGGATGTTTGACGGCGGCAATTGCCGCACTTGAGGCCCGTTTGGGTAAGTATTTTTTGAATCGTCAGTTCATTGTTCGGACCCAGAAATGGACAGCCTCGGATCGGTTGCAATTTCCTGCGGCACCCGTGACCGAAGTTGAGCGGATCAAGCTGGTGCATTCGGGTGCTGATGAAGTGATCGTTGATCCGAATTCCTACGCGCTTCAACAGGATGCGCATCGGCCAGAATTGGTTTCGCGCGTCGGGGCTTTGCCTTCATTGAGTATCAACTCAAGTGCCGAGATTTCGGTTCGAGCAGGTTTTGCGACGGAGTGGTCGAGTGTTCCGGCTGCGTTGCGCCAGGCTGTTATGATGCTTGCCGAAGACTTTTTTGAGCGCGATTCAAGTGTGGAGGGGAGCAATACCTTGCCATGCTCGGTCTGTATCTTGGTTGAGCCGTTTCGTGACATCCGCTTGCGGGGGCGGCCGGGATGTTGAAGCGCCAAGTCAATCTGGATCGCCGGTTGGTGCTGGAGGAGGCGAGTTCGGTTTCCGATGGCGCGGGCGGCAATACGGAAGTCTGGTCTGCGCTGGGCGTGCATTGGGCGCAGGTTGATGCGCGCACCGGATCGGGTCGGGCGCGAGAGTTTCTGACGCGCAGCCGGTTGGGGCTGAAGATCACCGTTCGCTATGCCCCGCAAGACAGCACGACGCGCCCCAAGCCGGGGCAGAGATTTGTGGAAGGTACACGCATCTATGCCATTGATGCTGTGCATGAAACCGGTCCGCGTGGCGGGTACTTGATGTGCTTTGCCGAAGAGGAGGTGACGACGTGAGCTATGGTTTGAGCGCCGCGTTGCAAACCGCCCTTTTCTCGGCCCTTGAGGCGGATACAGAGCTGACATCAATGGTCGGTACGGCCGTCTTTGACACCATGCCGACCGGTACAACGCCCGAAATGTTTGTCGCCTTGGGGCCAGAGGATGTGGTTGAGCAAGCCGATGGGACCAGCCCCGGTGCAAATCATGATTTGCAGGTCACGGTTGTCACGACTGGTGCGGGTTTTTTGGGTGCTAAGCAAGTAGCTGGACGGGTTTCGGACATCTTGACCACTGAAGACTTGAGCCTGAGCCGGGGAAACCTGGTGCAGTTGCGGTTTCGAAAGGCGAAGGCCCGGCGCGATACAACCGACGGATCGCGCCGAATTGATATGTGGTTTCGCGCCCGCGTGACCGACGACATCTAAGTCAAAAGGAGGTGCGCAATGAGCGTGCAAAAAGGAAAAGATCTGCTGGTGAAAGTCGATTTGGATGGAGCCGGTGTATTTCAGACGTTGGCCGGTTTGCGGGCCACCCGGTTAACTTTCAATTCGGATACGATTGATGTCACCTCGTTGGACAGTGAAGGCGGCTGGCGTGAATTACTGACCGGCGGTGGCGTGAAGTCAGCTGCTGTATCAGGCTCGGGTGTGTTTCGGGATGATGCGAGCGATGCGCGCGCGCGTCAGTTGTTTTTCGACGGTGAAATGCCTGCGTTTCAGGTAATAATTCCCGATTTTGGCGTTGTTGAGGGAACGTTTCAGCTGACGTCACTGGAATATGCCGGAACGCTGAATGGCGAAGCGACTTATGAAGTTTCGCTCGCTTCGGCGGGCGCGTTGACCTTTGCGCCCGCTTGATGCGTGGAAAGGAGCGTCCAACCGCGAACCCTTGGGCCGGCGAAGTGGGGTTGATGCTGAATGGGCGACCATTGACGCTAAAACTCACGCTTGGCGTGTTGGCCGACCTTGAGGCGCATATGGAGACCGAGACTTTGGTAGACTTGGTCGAGCGGTTTGAGACCGGACGTTTTTCAACTGTTGATGTGGTTGAGTTGCTTTTTGCGGGCCTTCGGGGCGGGGGATGGCAAGGTAGTCGGGATACGCTTTTGCAGGGTGACATTGGGGGTGGACCGGTAGAGGCCACGCGCGTTGCCGCGCTTCTTCTTGGGCGAGCGTTCTCTATCGAAGGGCTGAGTGGATGAGTGCATTTGACTGGAACGGTCTTTTGCGTGTCGGGCTGACGCAACTTGGCCTGCGACCGGCAGAGTTTTGGAACCTTACGCCGGTCGAGTTGGCTTTGTTGCTGGGTCACCCAGGGGCTGAGGCTGCGATGTCGCGCAGTGCGCTTGATGCGCTTTTGATGAAGTACCCGGACGCGGCGCAATCTGATAAAAAGGACATGTCTGATGGATGATCTGAATGAGGACATCGGCACCTTGAAGGAGATGCTGGAGTCGCTGCAAACCGAAGCCTCTGGTGCGCAAACGGTGGTCTCTAACTTCACCCGCGAGCTTGGTTCGTTACGCGGTGAAATGACCTATACCGACAAGGAGGTCAAAAGCCTGTCTCGGAGCTTTGGCTCCGGGTTGCGGTCTGCATTTGACGGATTGGTCTTTGACGGCATGAAGCTGTCGGACGCTTTGGAAAGTATCAGTAAGTCGATGGTCAACTCGGCCTACTCGGCCGCGATTAAGCCGGTTCAGAACGCGGTTGGTGGTGCCTTAGCCTCAGGGCTGAATTCGATCGGTTCGAATTTAAGCCTCTTTGCGGATGGCGGCGCGTTTACGCAAGGACGCGCGTCCTCGATTGGGGGGGGGATTGCGTCGCAGCCGACATCCTTTCCTATGCGAGGCGGAATGGGAATGCTGGGGGAGGCTGGCCCCGAAGCGATTATGCCCTTGAGCCGTGGACCAGACGGCAAGCTGGGTGTGCGGACCG